AAAACGTTTATTTGTTTGAACATAATCACATTGTAATTTTGCTTTTTTACGCAATAAATTCATGTAACGTTCAAACTCTTTTGATAAACCAAACCGTTCCAAATACTGATCATACAATTTATCATATTGTATTTGGTTGTTTTTTTCATCATCAATCAGATCAATTGTAACATATTTTAAAAACCCATCACTGCATTTCTGCCAGTTATACATTGGCATTTCATCAATTGATTCCCAATATTTTACGTGCGTATTTAATGTACTGTTGCCTGATCTGTTCCGCATATATTTCCAAATTCTGTTCATCCAATCCTAAAATATTTGTGTTCCACCATGATTGATCCTGCATTACTGATGCATCTGCATTGATTAAAATGCTATCTTTTAACACCGTAATAAACATTGATTGATAAAACGCACCTGTATCCTTTAATGTGTACGGTGTTCCTGCACGTTTTATTGGATTTATTTGTTCCGTAAATGGTGAATACAATCCAATTATTTCATCAAATTTGTTCACACCACGTTCAAACAACTGATCCTGCCTGATAAGATCCAACACCAATTTTTTAATTTGCGGTGTGTTTGCCTCATACCATGCCAATGCATCATCCAATGTTAATGCCTTTTTTAAATGCGTTTCAACCAATGTGTTGCCAATCATATTTCAAATTTACGAAAATTTAAGGTTTTTTATATAATAAAAAAAAGGGATGTAAACAAATACATCCCCTTTTTAATATTTAAAACCATAAGTTAAACAGATTTTTTCACTGATTTTCTGTTTACCTTTTTAGGATTGCACAATTTGTATGCCTGTTTTACTGTTTCACTATTCAAATAATGAAATTGTTTTAATGCATCTTTTTGTGTTAAATCTTTTAAAACTTCAACCCTAAATGTTGATTTTCCAACCGTGATATATTCTGTTTTTCCCATAATTTTATGCCGTTATTGTATTAACAGATCCCTCAAATCCTGTTTTTGCAACTGATAATTTAAGGTTTACACCTGATGCCAATCCTGCACTTGTATAATCAACAATGTACGTGCCATCTGGCCCCTCTGTAACCGCATCAATCGTTACGGTTGTACCTGCATCAACATTTTCCAATAACCAATCACTTGATGCCGTTGCACCTTTGTACAGAATTGGATTGTATGCCGTTCCATAATCTAAATTTGCAGAAACAGTAATTGCGGTTGTTGTTGCACTTGCAACTGTTAATTCAACATCCAATAACCCCTCTAAACTGTTAAAATCAATACCTGATTCCTCTGCGGTGATCATTTTCATTGTTGATTCATCAAACAATCTGTTGAAATCAAAACCTAACATGATTTTTTGAACTGTTGAATCTGTTGCAAACATAAATTTTGGATCCCATGAATCATTGTCCACTGGAATTGGGTATAAAAATCCGTTCACCTCTGATCCAATCAAATCACCCTCAACATCAACAATGTAAATTCCAAACTGCACACAACGTGATGCCTGCAATTTTCCCAAAAATGTTGGTGTTGAATCATCCTGCCATAATTCACCTGCAAAAGATCTCACACCTTGACGTAAATATGCTTTACGGCCACTGTTTGCCTCTTCAAATAATGAATCCGCCTTTGGTAATTCAACGTTTTCAAATTTAGGTAATGGAAACCAACGTTTTGATGCATCCGCCTCATTAACGTAATCACTCCATGTTGGTATTGATGCACTTAAATCAATACCGTTTTTTGTACCATCATTTGCCATTAAAGGCACTAAAATTAAGGAACTTGTTATTCCCTGTACAGGAACACAGTTTGGTACACCTGTGTTACTTAAACCTGCATTACAATCACATGATTTCATATGTTTATTTTTTTAATTATTATTAATTTATTTTAATTCTGTTTAACATTTACAATTTGCACGGTATTTACTTAACGTAATATTCAATGAAACACCTGATAAATTGGCATCCAATATGTTTTCAACTGCACCCTGATCCGTTTCAACACCAAAACGTGAAAACGTTTTGTATGTATATTCATCAACAGTTTTGTACATTCTTAAACTTTCAACCGTTTTAATAAATTCCTGCATCAAATTTCCCATTGGTGTAACCACTTGTTTACGGTGATCTGCCGTGTAATACTGTGATGGATCCGTTTCATCTAAAAAAAACAGATTTGTAACAATATCACGTTCAATGGCGGATTCCCTGCCGTATCCTGTTTCACTTATTATTTCAAGTAACCAAATCAACGGCAATTTTTCCTCTAAATTATTTGTTGCAATTGTCCATTCACGGTTTGTTGCCAATTTTGTACCTGTAATAAAAAACGGTTTTTGCAATGTGCAAATACCATCCAAATTAATTACAGGATCTGTTTCAACCAACTGTGTTGCAATTATCCATTCATCAACAGAAACATCATTTATCAGAAACACAACACCATTGGAATCAGTAATTGTTTTACCAACTCTGGCCCATTTTGTATGGCAAAAATATGTTTTACCATCTGTTGCATTGTATTCACCATCAATTTTATTGTTGATGTGATCAATAATTTCCTGTATTTCAACGGTTGCATCAATCATATCCAATACGTTGTTAATTTTTTATGCCCATTGTAATGTGGGTAATCACTTGAATTATCACAAATGTATTGTTGAATTGCATGATACGTAAACACTCCCTGATTATAACGTGTATAAATTTGTTGTGATAGTGTTGATATATTTTTGCTATTCTCGCCAACAGGTGCAACATTTCCTGATACCCAAACCTGATTTATCTGATCCTTTAAGTATTCAAAATAAATGAATCCTTTGATCATATCAACCATACCATCACTGATAATAATATTACATGTGCCACTTTCATGCATGAATGCATTATAAATTGCCAAATACTTTGGATCCTGTGGTACAAAAGTTAATGGATCTAAATCGGCCACAAATAAATTATACAAATCAACACCCAACAATTCTGCCAATAATCTGTTTGTGTACAGATCAATGTAACCGTTGATTTTCTGTTGTTCATAAATGCCTGTTGCCAATTCCCATTTACCTTTGCCAAAATCTGCGTATGTGATATTTAAAACGTTTGCCATTGTAATATTATGGTTTTATAACTGCATCATTTTTTATTTGATGCAGTTTTTTTAATTGATTTTTTTGCTTTCACTTTTGATGGTGCCACCTTTTTTTTAACAACAGGTGCAGATTTTTTGGGTTTTGGATCCGTTGAATCAACAATTTTACCAACAACTTTATTTCCTGCACTGCGTTTTTTCTTTTTTGATTTGCACCCCTCACATTCGTTTTCTGCATGATCATCACAATCACCAATGCAATCATCATTTGGTGCCATACTGGCAATCCCATTTGATAACAAATATTGTGATGTGTTGCCGTTTGAATCAATAATTTGATCCTTTTTTAACGTTCCCCAATCTTTTAATATTTTTAATTTCATAATGATTGTTTTAATCTGTTAAACAAATATTTATTTTGTGATTGCAGTTAATGCCGTTGCAATATCAGTACATTTCATAAATGCATCTTCATGAACTTTTGGCACAAAAAATTGGATTCTTTGTAATGCTTTAACAGTAACAATTTCATGTTCAAAATTATCATTGTTTTCATAACTAAAATCAACCGTTACACCTTGTCTGTCTAAAATTTGGCCCTTTGTAGAATCCAAAACATAAAGTGAATTTGGTGAAACCAACGGTGATGTAATTACCTGCATTCCATTCAAAACTGAATCACCATTGGCAACAAAGTTTGGCAATAAATAATCACCCTCTGAATTTTTTGCATGCATGAATTTAACCCAATCATTGTAATTCATAATGATTGTATCTGCATCATATGCCATTTCCTGCCCAAACGTATAAATTTGTGCTTTCATTGCCCCTGTTAATTCTGCCAATGTTGATGATGAAAATGCCCCAGTAAAAGGTGCCAAAACATTTGCAGGATCAAACACAGAACTGATTGAATCAATTGAAACAATATCTGATGTACCCTGTAAAACTGCACTGTCTGCCTTTAATCTGATTGATGATGATACAAGATTTTCAATTTCAGATGTAACAAAACTGTAATCATCCATCATATCAATACACACATCAACATAATCACGAACTTTTGCAATTTGAACTGTACGTGTTTGCCATTCAACATCTGTTGTTGTTGTGTTTGTTGCACAATTTACAACAACCCCTGCATCTCTTGTTACACTTTTTTGTTCTCTGTATTTGATGTACTCTGTATCAACGTTTGTACGTCTGAATAAATCTGTAATTCTCGTTTCCGATCTGTACGGAATATCAAACGTTTCATTGATTAATTGGCCATAAACTTCACCCCTGTTATTGCCTAAATTTGGCGGATTGATTTCCTTTGCTTTTAAAGACAAAGAAACAACCCCTGATTTTTGGGTAATTAGTTTTTTTAATGCGTCTGCCTTTTCAACAATCATATCTTTGATTGATTTTTTTGCAACAGGTGCATTAACTTTTGCATTTTCTTTTATTGCATTTATTGAACTTTCAAGATCTGCAAATTTTACCTGTAATTCATCAGATTTGTTTGCAGATTTAATTGCATCCAATTCATTTGATAATTCAGATTTCATTGTTTCAACATCAACTGATGATGCAAAACCGTTTGTTTTTTCAGCAATTTTTGCCTCAAATTTTTCAATCACCTGTTCAGGTGTTAATGGTGTATTTTCCATTTTTTTAATTTTTAAATATTAATAATTTATTTTTATTTCAGATCATTTAATTTGTTTTCACTCCATACACGCATTGCCTCACCGCCCCATAATAAATATGAAATTGTGCCACATGCTTTTGTATCATTGGCATCATAATATGTTTTTGCCCTACTTAAATAAGCATAAACACGTTTTAATACATCCAATGAAAAACCACGTTTTGCCACAATATCTGTGGCCCTTTGTTTTCCAACATTGGTTGCACATTTGTTACCAACTGCACTGTTTAATTCAATCCCTTTTTTGGCATTATCAACCGCCTGTTGTGGGTAATCATTAAACGTTTGTTTGGTGTGAAAATAATCATCAAATCCACTCCAATTGAATGTTTGAATAATAGGTGTTTGTTTAACGGCCAATTGTTCTTTGTTGAACGGATCGGTGTTTGCAACATCAATTAAACGTGCATTCAAATATTTTAATTTCATTTCCAAATCATATAAACGTTCATCTGTTCCTTTGCCACTGGTAATGGCTTTCACAATGATATTCATTTGATCAGTTAATGATTTTTGTATTGTTTGTTTTTCCTGTATTGTTTTAAATACATCAATTGTGTTTGCATATTGGTTTGCACCAAATGTTACTGCGGATCCCTCCCACAATTTTAATTCCTTAATTTCAAAATATCCTGTTGATTGATCAGGATCATCCGCATCCTTTGTTTCAACTTCAATATAATTTGTTTTATCTGCAATGTACTGAAAACCAATACTGTGTTCCGTAATTATTCCATCCTGATAATCACGCAATGCATCATCACCTTTTGTTGATGTACCCAATTTACCAACCGCAAATAAACCTGTTTCATCCTCTTCTAATGATGTAAATTTACCAATTTGATGTTCCCAATCATGATGCCGTAAAAATGCAATTTGCCTGTTGGATCCTGAATTTACACCCCTATCATTCAAAGATTTTTTAAATGCACCCTTTCGGATCAAATCATTATCAGAATCAATTGTATCAAAAACAGATAAATAAATTGCCACCTCACGTGCAGATAAATCAATATCTTTTATTTGTGTTTTTGCCTGTTTTATGTTGTACGTTGAAAATGGTTTTTCCATAATTATGCAAATTTATATAACAAAATTAGTTAAATTTGTTCAAATATCTTAAAAAAAAATGACATGGCAAATGATTTTTGGACTTCAATATTTGGATGGTCTAACCAAAACACGGATAAATTCATGCAATATGTGAACAACACAAAACAAAGTTATTACGGTGTAAAGGATGCAGTATGGGTAGATACAAATAAACCTTTTGAACTGTATTTGCAGGTGCCTGAATTACGTACTGTTATTGATAAACGTGCATCAATGATGGCATCAGGATTGCCAGTTTTGAAAAATACTGATGGTGAAATTGTTACTGATCATCAATGGGTGTATGATCTAATCAGTAAACCAAATCCAACACAATCATGGGCGGATGTTATTTATTCATTATCAGTTAATGATGGATTGTTTGCCAATGCATTTGCGTATTGCCCAAAACGTTCATTTGATATACGTAATTTAATTGTGCCATTACCATCATCAAAAGTTAAATTAAAATTATCAGGCCGTTATTTGGATCAAATGGAAACAGGCGGAATGATACAAAATTATCAATTTTATTATGATGGCCGTAAATTTGAAACCATTGAAATTGATGATATGGTTTACATCAATACACCTGATGGCATTCATTTGGTAAATCCACGCAACAGAATTGAAACCCTGCGTTACCCATTATCAAATATCATTGCACAATACAAAAAACGTAATGTGTTGTTGGAAAATTTATCTGCCATTGGAATTTTATCATCAAATCAATCTGATTTGGGCGGATCACTCCCAATGGATCCTGCGGAAAAACGGCAAATACAAAAGGATTGGATAAAACGTAATGCAGATCAAATTGTAATTACTGAATCAAATGTTGATTGGACACCAATGAGTTATCCAACAAAACAACTGATGTTATTTGAGGAACTTGATGCAGATAAAATGGCAATCATTGATGCGTATGGTTTATCACAGTATTTGTTTTCATCAACAAAAGGTGCAACATTCACAAATGTTTTTGAAGGTATGCGTATGACCTATCAGGATACAATTATTCCTGAAACGGAACAATTATATGCAACACTTTCACATCAATTGGGCCTTACGGATCAGGGATTGAAATTATGTGCAGATTTTTCACACATTGCCGTACTGCAAAAGGATCAGGTATTACAATCTGATGCAATGGATAAACGTGCAAATGCAGTATTGAAAATAATTGAATCAGGTGTTGAATTGTCTGATGAGGAAAAACGTGCATTGTTGGGCATCAACAATACTGGATATTAATCAATTGGTTTTATTTCAACGTGTTTTTCCAATTCACGTATTGCAATTATAATATCATCAATGTTTAAATCTGTGTGATCAAAACAACCTTGAAACAATCTGATCAAATCAATTTGTTCCTGATGGTTTTCATCTATAAAATAAAATGCTTTCATAAACCACAATTACCTGAATCACATTCATTAAAATCATCATCAAACAATCTGTGTTGTGTTTTGAATTGTTTAATCTGATCATATTTAACACCTGTTTTAAATGTTCCTTTGCGTTTGCGTTCCTGTTCTGCAAACCATTCCATTTTGTTTGGTTGTTTATCAAACATGTGTTTCAATAATAATTCTGATCTCCACCAACAACCCACGCAATTATTCATATATGCAAAACGCACATTGGTATTCTGATCCCAATATTTATGAATATTATCTTTAAATATTTGATCATCAATTAATGGAAATTGTGGTTTACAATATGGCAATGTTACCCATTTGTTTTGGCCATTTGGATGTTTTTCAAACGTTGTTTTAACCTCTGTGAATCCATCTGCATTAACTTTGGAAATCATATTATTTGCACGGCTTAATTCATTTGCCCTGTATCCAAAACGCATATAAACAGGGTTTTTAATTTCATCATACATCCATTTTATTATTGGAAATGTTTTTAATTCTGTTGTACAATATCGTGCAATTTTGTTTGGCAAATATTCTGATTTGTATGTAATTGTTTCATCAAATGTTCTACCAGTAACCCACGTAATTTTTGATCCAATATGTTGTTCCAAATCTAACATTGTATAAATTATTTCATCCATTTCCAATGTTCCAATAAATTCACATCCAATTTTATCAGATACAATTTGCCTAATTTTTTTATCAGGAAACAAACATTTTTTATCATCTGTACGAACTAATGAAAACACATTGTAATCTGATGGATAATGAACGGCCATGTATGATGATGTTTTGCCACCGCTTAAACTGTTTACTGTTTTCATATTTTACGAATAAACACAAATTGTTAAATACTTTGTGATTGATGGGTACTGATCAACAGTAACACGGTAAACATTATGTGTGTGTTCCCATCCTTTATCAGATAATAAAGATGCATAAAATGATTCAATGTTTTCCCATGTTTGATGATCATCCAATGTTTCCATTTCATTTAAATAATCACCTGTTAGATCTGTTTGTTTTCCTTGTAAATTTTTTCTGATGGCCCAATTAATGTTTTGGTACATTCTTTTTACATCTGATAAACGTGTTGAATTTTGCATTTTGTTATTGTTTTATGTATTAATATACCGCAATATACAAATTAAATTTATATAAACAATATATATCTGTTAAAACTTACCCCAACCTGATTTGATCATTGCGTTCATGCATTCCTGTTCAATGTACATCATGTATTTATGAAACCCTTTAAATGCCTGAATCAATCTGTTTATTTGTTTTCCTTTCATTTACTTTCCTTTCCTT